CTATACGATCGTCTTATAAATGAAGTTGCTACCAATGAGGTTGTGATGATCTATCACGCTGATATGTACGCCTGTCCTAACTTTGATAAATATGTAGAAAAGTATATTCAACCAGGCACAATCGTAAGTCTAACTCGTATTGAACCACCTTTACATCCTCCCGGACCAGAAAAGATCGTTCAAGCATTTGGAACTGAGCCAGAAGAGTTTAATGAAGCTGGATTATTGAAATGGTTCAATGATACCCGTTTGACCAGAAAAGATAAAACCACAGAAGGAATCTTTGCGCCATGGGCCCTTTATAAGAAGGATTTTCAATCAATTGGTGGTCACGATGATCTTTATGCTCCTCAGAGCAAAGAAGATAGTGATATTTTTAACCGTTTCCTATTAAATGGATATAAGTTTGTACAAACGTGGGAGGGATGTGTATATCATATGACCTGTAGAGGAAGTAGATATAATCCAACTCTAACCACAGTTGGCAAAGAAAGCGACGAATGGTTGGCACAAAACAATCGAAGTGCCAGAAACTTTATTCGTAAATGGGGACACTTTGTTAAACACAATGATACTATGAAGCCAATTGTGCCAAAACGTTATGATGTTGGATTTGTAGTACGTAACTGTGACGAATACAAATTGGCTTTGTTGGAACCTTGGTGTGACACCATTTATACCGATGTACCATATGACCGTTATATTAATATCGAACAGAAAAATACCAAGTTTGATTTGAATAAAAAACTCAAACGATATGAAGTACCAAAAACAAATGATATCATCGTAGAGTTTGATGCAACTAAGTTATCAAATGAAAGTTTTGAATTTTTCAATATGATTCAACTGATGTTAGAAGATAGCGGTCAAATAGGCACTTTAGAATTTGACATCTTCAAACTGCACATTAATAAATTACAAGATTATAGCAAACAATTAATTGAAATAAAAGACGAATGGTATAACAAAAAATTGTTATGAAAAAATTGATAGAAATTTGGAAAAATACGTTCTTAAAGTATTTTGATATAAATCAAAATGGTAAATTAGATCATTTGGAAATAGTATTTTTCTTATGTTTATTAATTGCGTACAACTTGTTTTTTCAAATATTAGGTAACTACATTTACGATCTTATAAAAAAATGAACTTAACTGATTACAATATACCGCTTATATTTTGGGTATCATTCATTTTGGTGATTTGGTTAAACAGCGATATAGTACACACAATCGCTAAATTAACAAACACTAAACGTCTATTAAAAATAGATGAATACCAATTGTATAAATCAACCGTGGATCCAATGTCAACATATCCCAATTTTTTATATGCTGAATACCCAGGTTATTTTACTAAATTAATAAGTTGTGTGATTTGTTTGTGTTTTTGGTCGAGCTTATTTAGCGTGGGTATATTACTATTAGTTTTAAACTATCCGTTATACTATGCAATTATGTTGTTTCCAATTAACTACATTTTCAGTTTGTTTTTATATTTAATAATAAATAAATTATTATGATTATAGGAAGTTTTGTTGCATTAAACAATTTGGTATCCAAAGATAATATCGGCGCATTTGCGCCTTTAACAAATTGTATACAAACATTTGATAAAATCTGTTCGTGTCAAAAACAAAGAAAAACACTAAAGCACGATGAATGTAATAAAATTTACATTAATACAGTTACAGCCGTAGCTCCTTCTTTGGTTGATTACTTTAAAACAAAAACCACTGATGAAGAAATTATATTCTATCACAGTGGTCATAATTTGATTACCAAACTCAAATTGCGTTAATAACCTTCAACGCATTTAAAACATTTTCTCTGATGTAGGGATACTCCTCCAATATAGATCCATTCAATTTATCACTACAATCTTCCCATTCAAAAGCGCAGTCTGCTTTTGCTTTTACTTTTGGATCATTGATCATTTCGTGATCGTTTGGCGCTGAATTATAAATCTTAACTATTTTGTTTTTACTAAACCTTCTGCCTGAAGGTACAGGTTCTTGTTTGTATTTGGTAATATGAACTAACTTACCACTTTGTTTTTGTTGCAACCAAGTACATTCATCTTGTGGATACACATCGTATCTGATATCAGTTATAAAAACCACATCTGCAGTAGATTGTTTAATCTTTTCTTCAATTTTACCAGTCCAATATCTACCCTCAGATACCTTTCTCATAACATCACCATAAGCAACCAATAGTGGTCTAATAATATTCTTCTCATTGGTGTTCTCTGTAAATACATCAATACCCACCTTGGACTTGATAAGATCTTTTAAATCGTTCTTCAACTCATATGCCAATGCATACTTTTCGGTTTTGAGACCTTGTTCAATCAAAAGTTTTTGAGCAACAGTAGTAAATAAATCTTTACCACTACGAGCAAATCCAGATACACCTATAATTTTCATATTATTTAAATAAATTCTCCACTTCTTTCTCGCTATATCCAAAACCTTGGATCAACTCACATAATTCTTTTAAGTTGTTGTCAGAAGCAGTATAAACACTATAATAGTCTATTGCATCACGTTTGCCAATTTTATATTTGTCACAGATGCAATCTAGTATTGTATTATTAATACCCTCGGTACTATTCTTGATATACTTACAGAACTTTCTACCTTTTGGTACCAAATCAATCAATACTTGATAAAATTGTTCTTCTGGAATGTTCTGAAAATGTTTGGATATAAAAGATACTTCTTCTATAATATCAGCATCCATACTTAAGAATCTAATCAACATATATTTGTTGAAAGACTTCTTCTCCTCTTCAGAAAGAGAAGTGTAGTAGTTTTTGTTTTTTACCTCCCGAATATGATTTACATGATCAAATAAACCACGAACTTTAACTTTGTTTTCGGATGTTTTCTTTGCTTTCATTATTCAATATTCTACTACGTTTTGCCAAAACTTCAATGTCTTTTGATATTTTATTATTTTTTAAATTTAATAACTCCAATGCATCAACTGTGAGAATTTGGTGGTCATCAAATTTTCTTAATAATTTAATAAACAGATAGAAATTGAAAAAAGAAAATATGGCTACTATTATGAGTAGTAGCCATATCAATACTTGACTATTAAAAATATAACTCATACTTATAACTATTTACAAGTACGAGTTAACATTTATTTCAAATTAAGCCTTATAAGCAGTGCTCAATACTTCACGTAGAGCATTGATCTGACGACCGGTTAGGTCAACTCGGCTATTACCAGCACGTAGAGTCAAGCGTGAGGCCTTCTTAGCCTTAGCGACTGGAGTGGAGAGATAAATCTCAACACCAGTGGTGTTATGGCCTACGAAGTTAGTCTTGTTACGAGCATTTGTACGAGTATACATATTATTTCTTTACTTTCTTTTTTTGTTTGTTTTTTGTTTCGTTAGTTTCATCACTAACTTAAATTTATCTTACCACCCAACCGTCAAACTGTCAACAACTTTTCAATCAAATTTTGAATTCTTTTTCAAACCGTTCAATAGCATAATCCTTAGCTTTGAACTCAAACTCTACATCAACGTCATTTTCAAATAGTTCTTTATGTAAAATATATACATAATCTGAATGTGCTCGATCTGTTGGATCAGATCTGCCATTACTGTAATGAAATAATGGTTTATATTTACCCCAAGTTTCCATACACATTAAGATGGCTTTTTCAGGAGAAATATTTTCTGGATTATTCAATCTAAAATGATGTGAGTCATAAGTAATAGGGATTCCTGTTTTTTGATAGATCAGATCATAAAGCTTAATCAATCCCCAACTATTGGGTTTATCTTCTAATTCAAGAACGAGACGAGACTTAACATTTGCAGGAAAATCATTGTATACATCAATAAATCGTTTAGCAATATCCTTGGTATTGCCTTTGTAACAATTCATATGAATATTGATTGGAGATTGGTATGACTGTGGCAAACCAAACAAATCCATAATTGAAGCGTGGTTTTTTAATTCCACAATAGATTTTTCTACCACAGACTTGGTAGCACTCGCTGGTACAACAAACTGATCTGGATGTGTACTGCACCGAACATTGTATTTTTTAATTATATCAGCAGCAATTTTAAATTCTTGCACAATTAGATTGTAATCTGGCAGAATATCAAATGACAAATTTGCTTCGGGTAAAGTCGCTAAAGGAAACAAGTCACTACTAATTCGATAGTTCCAATTTCTAATACCGCAAAATTCAATAGTTTTGCGTGTAACAACCACATTGTTAAGTGTACGTTTTGAAACGGTAGATAAAGCTTCTTTTCGTTCCAAAGCAAGAAATTTAGTTTTGGTCATCGTGTTAGCTCTAACACTTTGTTCTTGCAGTTTGAGAGAAATACAACATAGAGATTTTTTCATTCTATGTTATCTTACCATCACATTTATAATAAGTCAAGTCTTAAGTCCACGGATACAAAGGCAACTTATACTTGGTACCGCCTATCATTATTCCCACATATCCAGCAATTGGACTTCCAGCACCACTAATAAACATAGAATTTGAACCAGTAATAGCATTAAACAATTGTAATGTGCCATTTACCAATAATTTATCATCGATTCGCCCACTACTTCCTGTTATTTGATCAAAACCAGCATAACCACCTGTTACTTGAGTAAAACCAGCATAACCACCACTAATACTACCAGTAAATTGGTTGGCCGTAAATTTGCCTGTTATTTTGCCATTGCTACCACTTAATTTATTAAAATTAGCTCTACTGCCACTAATACTAGATGTTATTGAAGTTGCAATAACTCTACCAGAAATTCTAGCAGAAGAACCGCTTAATTTGTTAAAGTTAGCTCTGCTGCCACTAAAACTGCCTGTGAAAGATCCTGTGAAATTACCTCTTACTTGTTTGGAATAAAAATGTGTATAACTTCCAGGTGCGCCGGTACCAATTTTTATTGTAGTAGCAGCACTAGCAAAATCTATTGTTGTAGGTGTACCCAACAACAAAGGCGAAACATTGGTACTATCAATATCGCCACCTGCGTTTATACTGCCGTTAGTAGATAATGTATTTGAAGAAGCATCATATGACAACGATGTATCTAATCCAAGAATTTTCTGACCACTGCCATTTGAAAAAACCAGATATTTAGTACCACTTGCAGCAGACTGATCTTTAATAAAATTGCTACCACTGAAACTACCTGTGAAATTCGTAGCAATTACTTGTCCCAATTTGGTTACTTTGAATTTTGTAACACTCCCAAGTTGCAAATCTATTAGTTTACTTGTACTATCTGATGGTCCAGCGTCCGCTACATTCATCTTTATCGCAGTCTGATCTCCAGACCCGAATGTAGCGGTCATTGCATTGATTGGGGTATTCGCCATAAATTACTTTTATAAATATAAATAGTATATGTATAAAGTAATTTATAATATAATAATTCTATCTACCAACTTCTTTGAAATAGGTATCTTTAGCCTCTTGATAAGACATTCCCAACATTTGGTTATAAAAATGTATCGTACTCTTTAAATTTGATTCACTATTTAGCTTTTTATATCGTTCTATAGCCTTGGGTCTCCACCAATCAATTACCCCTTGCATATCACGTTTAAACAGATCTTTCATCACCAATTGATCGTCGTTGATCTTGTTTTGTAGAAAGTCCTTGGTATTTTCATAAAAACAACTATAGTATACCCCACGTTCATATCCGTGTTGATAATTGCTTTGTTTGATACAGCATTTGCTAAATATCATGCTCAAAATACGAGACTTAGCACCAGTAACAGGTCCACTTACTCCTTCTTTCTGAGTAAGTGCCTTGTCATAAGCCGTAACATCAATGTCTTTTAACCAATCGTGCCAAATTTCATAAATATTATCATCTGGTTTAATTGAAATTTTCCCAGCACTACTACCACATTTATGCCACCATTTTAAACTGTTATACATACTGTAACTACCATATAAACTGGTAGTTGTCATACCCACTAGTGTTTGATTATATAACTTTTGCCAAATATTTCTAACAGTACTAGTAGTAATCATAGCAGCTACTAATTTACCCCCTAGAAAATTATAACCAATTGGTTGGGTACTCATAATACAACTACCAATAGCACTATGAGCTAATCTTTTATCTTTGATCTTATTATCAGATGTCCACCCCAAATAATTGTCACGATCAGTAATAGCAATTACATCACTAGAAACACTAATACATCCAATATATTTTGGATTGTCAACATTTCCATCGGTTACAAGAAATTTTATAAATCTACCTGGAGTTTGATCAAATGTCATAGTATGACCAAAAATACGAAGAATAGTCCAATCTTCATTTTGTTGATCTGTTTCAACATAAACTAAGGTGGGATTGATATTTTCTATATCTTTAATAGTCAAAGACACATCGTTAATATCAGTTGGAGTCCAAATCTTAGCTTTAATAATATTAGCCTTATTCGCCAAGTTTTCGCATGTTTGTATCTCTAACCATTTTTTGTAAAAGGTCTGTTCTTCCACAGACATAGATTTTAAGAAATTAAGATTGTCTATGAGTTTCTTTTTATTTCCCTCAAAGTCAAAAGCTTCTATTCCAAAAAATTCTTGTAATGCATCCATATTATTCGGTTTTCCGTACAATCAATTTAAATTTCAAAGTCAATTCGTTTTTAGATGAATTAACCTCTTTTATTTCCCACTTTTCTTTTAACGTATCCAAATACAAATTGGTGCCGTTATCAACATATTCTACAGGCTTTTTATTATCTAGTAAATCTTTTTCTTCGTATACCAAAAAGTTTTTTCCTTTTTTATCTAAATAAATTAGTATTTTATCTCGTTTCATATCAACCTATAAATAGAAATGCCGTATATCTAATCACTGATATACGGCATATTATCACTAATTATATAGTTTTATTATACGTTTACTGAATTTGTCTTTGTTGTATCAACTTCAACTACAACAACTGATTCCTTGGTAGAATTAATATTCACCATCTCTACAAGCAGTTCACGATTCAAATGTACACCCTTAGATTTAGCATCTTCAATAATAGATGGGGTAATAGATCCAAATACGTGAACCAACGTTGGACGACCCTTTCCGTTTGGTAATACACCAATTACACTTACTTCACCTCTCTTAATCGCCTTCTTTACCTTATCACGCAAACTAATTGCGACGATATCTGCATTCATTGCGTTTAATTCCTTGATTGTAAAAATACAACTTGGATAGGTTACCGATTGGTTTGTCTTATTCTTTCGATCTGTCTTTTTCATATTTTATCCTTTCTTGTTTGTTATGTGATAAATTCCTACGTTCTTATATTATAACACGTTTATATTATATGTCAATAGCATCCATCATCTTTGAATTAATGGTATTAACAATCTGATTTAGATTTTCTACATTAATGAAATTAGCGTCTTTGCCATACATAATTTTAAAATTATTACGATACGTATCACAATCATATTCAGATACGAAGTATGAAATAACATTATAACCACTTTCACGAATTTTATTTACTTGTTTACGTGTATGATTACAACCTTCCGCACCGGAATAATGAAAATAAAAACCTCCTGGAGCACTATAAATAAACGCTGGTTCACCGTCACTAATATTAACAAAATAACTATTTGTGTTGGTACTAGCTTTAGGCAAATAACGCATTAGTGCCTCAAAACACAATCCTTCAGGAGTTGTATGTACTGGTGCTAGATAAGCAAATAGATTCTTAATCTTAGAGAACTTATCCACACGTGAGTCATAAGCAATTGCAATATATGGATTGTGACCACTTGATGTTCTAAAACTAATGGTAAGTTCAACGTTATCAATCATAGATGTAGCTTTTGCTAGAGCAACACACAATTTAATTGTACGATTCCACTTTTTACCCCGCATACTTGCGCTAGCATCCACACTAATATGGAAGTTAACCTTCTTATACTTCGTAGTAAAAGTATTATAAAAGATATTGGTATCAGTATCAAATCCAAGTTCGTGCATCAAACGTTTATCAATCTTACCCAAATTACGACGGGTAAACTTATCAACATTAATTTCATTACGAATTTGTAGACGGCGACCTAGTTTAGTACCCAATACAATTCCAGCATCAACATTCTTCTGATAATCAGAATAAGCAACCTGATTGTTTTTACCAATTGTCATTGGAAATTCCTCAGACAAAAGCAACTCTTTGGTCATATTCTTAACAAAGATACACTCAACATTTCCAATAATACCTTTTGACTTAAGCTCTTCTTGAGCTACAGGCACAAGATCAATCTGACTCTTTTCAAGAATATCAAGCAAATCTTTTTCACGCTTGGTCACTTTCTTCTTCTTAAGTTTACCGGCAAGAAAATCCTTCTGCTTTTCAAAAGACTTAGCAATCTTTGTCTTCTTAGACTTGCTGAGATTGTCATCTTTACCAATATCAGCAGTAACATCTTTATTATCAGGTGTTACAGTTGATTCGGTGCCTCCAAGAATATCTGCAACATCAACGTTTGATTTAGATGAATCTGAACTGTTCGATGGCGCACCGCTATCAGAATCAGCTGACAATCCCTCACCTTTTTCAGACGATTTATCTTCATTTTTATGTTCATTGATATTCTTGAACACAATTTCAGCAATATTATAAGCAACAGTCAACCGATCTTTTGGAGTGGTCAAACGCTTGATATTTGATAGATCAAGTTCCCTAGCAATATCGTACAATCCAGGCAATGCCTTCAAAGAAGTATTTGGATTTGTAAGATTGATAATACGAAATATATATGACTCAATGCTTAGTGTACGATATAAATCGCTGGTCAAAGCATCTGAAATTACTTTGTTATTAAAGTACTCATCGTACAAAGCATCGTAATATCCACGATAGCCAGGAGCATTAGAATGTACCGTATAATCAATATAACGATCTTCTACATAATTTAGAATGGTCTGACAAATCTTACCCACTTCATCTTTTGAAATGTTTAACTTTTCACTGTAGCCATAGATCTCCCGTGGCACATTCATCCATACAGTCTTAAACAATTCAAAATCAGAATATTTGATGTGGCTGCCTTCGTGTAAGGCTAGTCCGACAGCCACATCAAAATTATCTTTCTTAGTAATATCGCTACTGATATAAACAACCTTACCATCAGTGCAATTTACCGAATTATCATTAAACAATACAGGTACATTCTGATTGGTCAGAATACTAACATAGTTAGCGACAGCACGACGAGCTGATGACAAACGAATCAGTCGGGCCGTATTCTCAGAAAGACGGTCTTCAGCAGCAATATCTGCATCCAAACCATTTTCTTCTTCAATAGCCGCATCAAGTTCATCTTCCCAATCCCACTCGTAATTGTTATCCTTCAACCAGAAGTCACTGTAGTTACTCATAATAATTTGTTTTTAATAATTTAACTTAGAAAGGAGGCTGATCACTCTTTAGAGGATCATTAAATAGCTTATCCTTTGATTCAACCTTTACATACTTTTGTACCAACTGACGAATGTAGGTACGTTCACTGTCAACACCGCCATCGTCACTGAAGTTAGGATAGATGGTAGTTTCTGCGATTTCAAGTAAATTAAATCCGTCAACAATTAGTTCAGCAATTTCAACTGTACTACGTGTTGGAATAAAATTAGTTAGCTTGCTGTCGTCCTGCTTTACTTGCTTACGAGTATGTTCAGCAATTTCACAAACAGCCTTCAAGATACCAAGATGATCTTCGGTATTCAAATTGAACCGATTCTTAAGAAGATTATACTCACTGTCCTTATCAAGTGGAGTAACCTCAATCTTAACTGGAAAACGTGACAATAGAGCACGATCCATTACACGGGTAGCGGTGTACTCGTTACCAACGTTGGCGGTAGCAATAAATGTAACACCATCAGCTACCTTTACAACTTCACTGTCTTCCTTTTCATCCAAACGAAGATAACGCTGTAGATCATCTAGAACAGTCATTAGAATATTAACACCATCGTGATGACTACGACTAATTTCGTCAAGAAGAATGATGGCATTAGGAGTACGAATAGCTTTAATAAAAGATGACTCCTTGAATAGAGTACCCGTCTTTTTGTCAAAATGAGTATTACCAATCAAAGCACTACGAGCATCTTGAGTAGCACCCAGATTAAAATAGAAGAAGTTATCTTCACGACCAATTGCCTTAGCTACAGTCTGAGCAGCTAGAGTCTTACCACAACCAGTTGGACCAAGAAGCAGAATGTTCTTGCCACGAATAGCACTACGTACCATATACTTCCACTTCAGATCATCCATAATCAATGAACTGGGACGTAGATTAACGCAAGTATCTAAATATGTCTTGATATTGAAGTCCTTGCCAGTAACCAGATTTAGTGAATTTTTATTTTTCATATGTGTTTCTTACCGTAAAATCATCTTACCACGGATTTATAAGAAGTCAACACCAAAAATAAAAAAACCACCTGTTACGGTGGTTTCTAGAGTTTTATCAAAATAATATTATCAATGATGGTGATGATGATAATGATATACTGGACGACCCCATCCACCATATACTACCACAGGTTGTGGTTGATAATATACAACAGGAGCAGGTTGATAATAAACAACTGGTTGAGGATGTACTACTACTGGTTGCGCATAAACCACTGGTTGTGGTTGAACATATACAACTTGTGTTGGGGGATTAACAATTCTACCAATAGCTTCAATCGCAACTACACCTGTCAATACTTTACCAACCGTTGCCCATTCTCTATCACCAGCAAATGTTTGAGAGGCTAAAGTTGCACTCAATACTGTGATAGTAATTAATTTCTTCATATGTATCCTTTTTTTTAGATATACTTTTATAGTACATCAAAAATCAAAAAGTGTCAATTATTTCTTCTTAGCTTTACCAGCCTTAGTATACTTTACAACCAACTTTTGAAGATTTTTTGGCAATGTGGGTGGTACATATTCTGCTTTCTTTGGTTTATGATCACCTTGTTTAGCAAATTTACCAACAGCTTGCATTGGTTGAGTAGGATCGTCTTTTGGATCGTTCATCTTTTCAACCTTGATATCTTTGACAATTTTAAATCCTTTTATAGGATCTACTACATTTTCTTCTTTTTCAGATTGTGCATCAGCCTTTTTGCCACCTTGTTTATCTTTGCTATTTTCTACACCCTTTGCCAATGCGCTATCAACGTAGTTTTTGGTATCTGATTTTAGATATTCTTTAACGAATTTCTTCACATCTTCGTACTTCATAAATAGCTTTTTAGTACGATCACTAGTATCTCTGTATGCTAATACATCAAATATATCGTGTACAATTGGTCTCAAGCTAATATGATATGGTTCACATTCACATACATTGTAATTTCCCGCGTCATCCAATGTAATAGGTTTCTTGATATCCTTGGATAAATCTTCAATCATTGACTCCCACGATTCTTTTGCGCAAGTATACTTTTGTTCCAAGGTTTCTTTTACAAGTCTGTTTACTAGTTGTTTAGAAGGCTTCATATTAATATACATATAAATAGTAGTAGGTAGCGGATTATTAATCTTTTTTATTGTCCAATACTTCTATATGTCCTATATACCCATAATTATCATTTCTAGTAGCTATTACTTTAACTTCATATATTGTACCCTCTCTATCAACCACTCTGTGCGTACTAACACTGCTTCTTTTATCTTTAATAGTTCTTTCCCACTCTTTTTCTACCATTTCCAAATCTTCACTATGTACACCATTTTTCCATCCATTGCCCAAGAAATATTCCACATCGTGTTTCAATAACTGACAATACTTTTCATTTACCCACGTACAGTTGCCGTTTGTATCACATTCAAATATGGGTTCAGGTCTGGTATCAAGTATCCACTTTTGACGGGTACATATAGTATTAATTAAATTACTATCGTGACATACTTGTTTTTCTATCTTAGCAACTTGATCTTTTAAAGAAGTACCAGAGTTAGGCTTTACTTCTTTTAATATTTCTTTTACGTTCCGATTTAAGGTAAATACCCACTTGAATGCTCCAAAAAGCACCCCACCAGCTGCACTAATTACCAATATTTTTTCAAGATATGCGAAAATGATTTCCATAATAAAGATGAATATAAATATAATAAAAAACGGATACTATTTAAAGTACCCGTTACATTTTTTAATTATTTACAATTGTAATTATAGTTTGAAGTCATCAAAAGCACCCTCGCTAATGGTATTATCAACACCTTTAACGTAACTGCTCAATTCAGTTTCTTGGGGGGCTACCTGTAACTTCTTGCTATCGTAGTAACTATCCAACCATCCAGCCAATGGATTTGTCTTGGCTGTAGGATATAGTTTCTTGTATCCCATACTAGATAAACGATTGTTGGCCAACCATTCAACATAGTGTTTGAGACTTTCGCTGGTCAAACCTACTAGATTACCTTTACTGAATAGATAATCAGCCCAGTCTTTTTCTGCATTAACTGCCATTTCATAAGCAGCATAGATCTTGTCTTCGTTCTTCTTAACAATATCTTGGAAGCCTTCTTCTGGGTTATTAATCCAGTTCTTCATAATGTTCTGAGTAATAGCTACGTGTAGATTTTCATCTCTACTGATAAACTTAATAATCTTACTATTACCCTCCATCTTTCCACGATATCCAAAGTAGAAACTACAAGCAAATGATACATAGAAGATCAACCCTTCAGTAATTTGAGTTGCTAGTACCGCATCAAACAATTGTTGTTTAACATCATTTGATGGTGCCAATAGTTCGTCATACTTCTTACTAATAGCCTTAGCACGTTTCACGATTTCTTCGTCTTCTAAGACACTATCAAAGAACTTGGTAGCATCTGGGTAAACATTGTTTAGAATGTATGTATAACTGTTACTGTGAATAGTTTCAAAGAAACTCCACGAATTCATACAAATTTCCAATTCACTATTTGTAACGTGCTTCATTAATTCGTGAATACTACGACTCAACATACTATCAGTCATAGTTTGAAACTTGAGATTGCTATCAAAAACAAATCGTTCTTCTGGTGAAAGATTCTTGTAGTCACTAATGTCCTTCACCAATGATACTTCTTGGGGTCTCCAAAAGAAGTTTAGTTGTTGATCATACAACTCGTAAAACTTAGGATACTTGATCTGATCATATCGTTGTAGCGATAAATCTTCTCCCAAGAACATTGGATTACGTAACTGATCTATGTTTTTCTTATTTAATACTGTCTTCATATATCCTCCTATTATAGAGCACAAGCGCCACTGGCACAACCAGATTCTTCTTGTACTTTTGTTTTCGCCTCAACAGATTTTGTTTCCATAGCGGTCTGTTTGTCGCCGTCATCGGTATTAGCATAATATAGATTCTTCAATCCATACTTGTATGCCAACAAGATGTCTTTAATAACAACTTCAACTGGCACCTTATTCTTCTCGTAACGTGATGGAATATAGTACGTATTTGTACTGATACTCATATCTGTAAACTTTTGGATAGCAGCTGCTACCTTTAGGTAACCTTCATTACTTGGCATATCAAAAGCAAAAGTATAATTGTCTTTGTACTTATCAATATTAGGAACTACCACAGGCAAAATGTTACTCTTGCTTCCCTTGAAGCTAATAGCACTACGCGGTGGTTCAATGCCATTGGTGCTGCTCTGAATTACACTACTAGATTCAACAGGCATACAAGCTGTAAGTGTACTGTGTCTCATACCGTACTTCTTGATTTCTTCACGAAGTGTTTCCCAATCACAATGTAGTGGTTCTGTAATAAATTCATCTACATCTCGCTTATAAGTATCGATTGGCAAAATACCTTGACTGAACTTGGTACGATCAAACTTTTCACATTTACCCAATTCTTTTGCCATTTCAACACTAGCCTTGATTAGATAGTAACTGGTCTTTTCCATCCACTTAGAAACAAAGTTAGGAGCGTTAACATCCCAGTACTTCAATTCTTCTTTAGCCAATAGAGCAGCCAAGTTACTTACGCCTACACCAAGACTACGACGTTTAGTAGCAAAATTCTTTGCTGCTGGTACAAAATATTCTTGATGATCAATCAAAGCATCCAACATTCTGACAATGATATCACAAACACTTTCCATTTCATTATCATCCTTGATTTCCAACCAATTTAGTGCTGCTAAGACACAAACACCAATTTCACCATCTGGATCATTTACATCATAAATTGGAATTAGTGGATGGTTAACTTCAAGACATAGATTGCTTGTATCTACTTGATCCAACCAACTACCGTGTTCATTTGCGTGATCAACGAACATTGTATAAATACGTCCAGTTTCAAGACGTTCTTTAGCCAATAGACCCATCAATTCACGAGCGGGTACTTTCTTCTTGAACTTAATGTTTTTGTTGGCTTCAGCCTTTTCGTACTTCTCTTTGAATCCTTCCATACCAAAAGTATTCCACAGTGAAGGACATTCGTGATAACTAAATAGTGTTACGTCTTGATTCTTCAAAAAACGTTCAAAGATTAACTTATCCAATCCCACACAATAGTCCAACTTGCGTACTCGGTTATCATCAGTACCTTGATTGTTCTTCAATACAAGAATATCTAGAATATCATAATGGAACCAGGCAAAGTTAACAGTTGCACTACCACCACGAATACCATTTTGGTGACAACTTTTTACAGTAGATTCAAATGCTTTAGCAAATGGAATTGGTCCTGTATGTACAACTTCACCATTACGAATAGGAGCGTTAGTAGCACGTAGTCTGGATAGATTCAATCCAATACCATAACGACTAGCTGTAGCAAATCCCACAGCACTATTGTTACTGAAAATACTACGAAGATCATCGTCTACAGTAAATAGTGAACAACTAGCATAACTCTTCATTGGAGTTCTTACACCCGCCATAATAGGGGTTGGTAGATTAATCTTATGCTTACTAAAGTAGTTGTAAGCCTTCTTGATATAATCAAGACGATTTTCTTTATAACCTTTAAAGAATGTCATTGCGATAAGCATATAAGCAAACTGTGGGGTTTCATAAATCTGTTTGGTTACACGATTTTGAACCATATACTTATCACACAACTGTTTAATACCAGCATATGTGAAATTAAAATCACGGTCATGACGTAAAAATTCATCTAGCTTATCAAACTCTTGTTTGGTGTACCAATTTAAAATTTCTTCATCATATACCAAAGCATCAATATTTGCTTTGACGATATCATATAGTTTAGGAGGATTCTTACCACCCCAAACATTCTTACGTAACTGGTAATTCAATAAACGTGAAGCTACATATTGATAATTGGGCTTATCTTCAGAAATTAGATTTGCAGAAGCTTCAATCAACATTGCATGAATGTCTTTGGATGTCATACCATCGAAAAACGATAGATGCGCATTCATTGCAACTTCTTCAAAACTAACACTTTTTATGTCTTCGGTAGCCCATTGCAAAATCTTATTGATTTTATCTGCATTGAATTTCTCGACGTTACCATTTCTTTTCTTTATAAAAATTTCTTTATTCATATGGGTAAAAAATAACTATCTTTTGGATAGTCTATTGTGTGTTTAGATTATAACTTTTTAATAATTTTTTTATACGTTTTTTGTGCGTTACATACTATAAATTATTCTTCGTCATCGCTGTTATGTACATTCCACTTGGACTTTAGTGCTTTTTTAACTTGATTTTCTCCCTCCATCATTTCATTTAGAATACTCATACCCTCACGGCTATTTTCTCCATAAATTTCAATGTGACCA